GTGACTTCTTTTCCTAAAAAAATCTGATTTTGTAAATTTTCGGTAATTTTTGGCGCGGCGTTCATTGCTTGGTTGCGGGCTTGTTGTCTTGCGCTTGTCTTTAGGTTCACATAGCGTGCCCCTCTTGAACTATTGCAGTGTGCACAACTGCTTACTAAGTTGCTTAATGAGTCGTCACCGCCTGCGTCATGTTCGAGTATGTGGTCGGCTTGAAATGTTTTGTCCCAGGGTTTACCGCACCAGTGGCAATCAGGGTGCCCTTCCATAAGGGCTGCTCTGTTGGCTCTGTATTGGGGGGTTATTTTTCTGTTGCCTGCCATGTGTGTGTCCTTGTCGGTGGTCTGTTGGTGATGCTACTAGCGCCCTTGCTTCGCTGCGGTTGCTTACTGGTTCTACATCAGTGTTGTGGTTTGTGCCAGCCCCCACTTCGAGCAAGTAGCTCTGGCAGGTGGTTTGTGTAGGACGGTCAGCCATTCGCCTTTTATGTCGTTAGGGAACGCTGCACTGGCGACTTCTACTAACAGCCCTTCAAGTAAGTCATCTCGGGTGGTTAGGCGCGCCAGCTCTACCCACGTTCCCGTGTGTTACGCCAACACAGTGCAATCCCGTATGTGGCCTTGGTCGTATTCAAATGTAAGAGGTTGTTACTTTCGTAAGCCTTGGATAATGGCAATGCCCAGCGACAATAGCAGTAGGTACCAGGCAACAATTAGCATGATTCAAATAGCGGTAGGGGGCTTGAGACTGGATCTAAGCGCGGCTTGTAATCGTGATGGCGCTCGATGTATGTCCTAAAGGCGTGGCAGTTGTGGCAGACCAGCTCACATTTGTTCATTTCGGCTATCAGTATTTCCTTAGTCAGGTTAAACACTTTCTGGGCTTTAGACATTGAAAACAATTTGTCTTTAGGCACTAAATGGTCAAACGCAAACATGACGTGATTCCAATCTTCACAGGGAAGGCCACAATCAGTGCAGGCACCTATGGCAATTTTAGTTTCAACAATTAACACCTGTGCCCAAACTACGCGCGCTTTGTTGCCACTTCTGACCCTTGAAACTTTAGGCCGGCGATGCTTTTTGGCGTACTCCCTCATTTGCTCTTTACGCGCTTCTTTGGCAGCTGGGCTTAATGAGTTGTAACGATTGCGAGCGTTTAGATTCTGTAATTGGTTCATGCCGATGCTAAGCGCTGTTCAATTAGCTGTAAGTCCTCAGGTCGCCATACATAGCACTCGACATGGGGGTTAAGTATCTCGAGCCAATGGTCTTGGGCTGGGCTGGTTTTCCCTTTACTACTTTTTAACTCGGCGAATATCAGGCCCTTTACTTTGTGGCATAGCACTAGGTCTGGGAATCCGACAGCGCCACTTGTCAGCCAACGGCCTTTGGCAGTTTGTGTAGGGCTGGCATGATGGCAGTCCCAATGATGGAGATAAGCCAGTGCCTTGACTTGCTGCAGAAAAGACGCCTCAGAGATTGGTTTCATTTATTGTCTTTTCCAAGCATGAACCCGCACATGAAAACGGCTAAAAGCATAATAATAAGACTGAATAGGTCAAGCATTTAGAACGGTTCCTCTGGGGTGTCATATACCGGCATTTCAACATCGCCATTTTTGAGCGCGTCAATCGCTTTGCTGACTTCAAATTTGGTCATTGTGCCAATGTTGTGCGGGGGCAATTTGCCAGCCTTTTTAAGTTCGGCCTTGTAAAGCCACAACTGCTTTTCAGAAGGCAAGTTAGAAGGCTGAGTAATCGTGGTATCTCCCCTGACTACTTTTTGCATCTCTTCTCGGCTTGGTTTTTTAGTCCAATCGGCTCCCAAATACCCTGCCGCTGCTAAGGCTCGGCCTTGGCTCGACGTAGCGCAATTCTCAATCCTGCTAGTGGCGTTCACTCCGCGGTCAGCAATAAGTTCTTCTGCGTAGTCCACAGTGGTCGCCTGGGCATCGTTTTTGTCTAGCCACAATGTCGTTTTAATGACGCATCTAACGCCATCGTCAAATACAAGCTCTGAATGGATAGCGCCATTCGGGTGGTCAATCCAGAAGGCTTTTATACGCTCTGAAACGGGGGTGTATTCCTCAAGATTAAATGCCACGGGCGTACTCATTTGTGATGCGGTTTAACTCTGCCTCGATGCGCTGCAAAGCCTCTTTGAGCATTCTTATTTCTTGCTCTTTGGCGTAAATCATGTCTGCCACGTCATCGTTGTGTGTGTACTCACTCATCGTCAGCCAACTTAACTGTGCTCAAATAGTTAAGGCCTTTAGATGGGCCACTGGTGTTAAGTGATGGGTGCCAAGAATCCCGCACCTTTTCGGCCAATGTTGGTATTGCATGAAGCGCACCCACAGCTTCTAAAACAAGGCTTGATTCTTTGAATCGCAACTCGAGTGCCAGGTTGTGGCTGAGGTTAGTTAGTTTGGCGATTAGTTCGCCTAGTGATGTTTCCATTGTTTTTCCTTTGTTATTTTCCTGATGTTGCTCGCCAATGACCAAGGCCACCGTTGCGATATAGGTAGCCACCAACTTTGACATTGCATTCAGCAGTGAGCAAAGCTTTAACTACATCTTGTTTTTTACAGACAGCGCGTGTCACAGTAGCCCATGAGCCTTGAATCTGAAGCAGTCCAACATCTGGGCGTCCCGTGGATTTACGCACTGGTGACAGTGCACGTTCAGTGCAGCGAGATTCCCGATAGGCAATTCGAGACATGACCGGCACTACTTTTGCTGGGAAATGCCGTGCTAGTAGCGGTTCCCATTGAGGGCATGAGTTAGCAGCTGCACTTGCGGGCGCTGGCGTTAATAGAGCGGTGGTAAGCATGAGAGCCATGATGAGTTTCAGCACTTTTCCAATTCTGTTGGCGGCCCCCAAGAATGCCAATTTTGCGCGCGTTGGCAAATTTGGGTGTATTCAATCAGGCCTGTGGATAAATCTGTAAAGATTTGAACCATGGTTAATTTGTCTTTAGACCTTAGAACGGTATAGCCCCAGTGGGCAGGTTTTTCGGTCATGGGCGGTTCGCCATCATTTTGAGCCATAGCCAGCATGAAACCCATCCCATAATAAAACTGTATATAAATTGGGTATCGGTCATGCCAAGCCCCTAACCATGTCAAACCCAGCCTGCGTTATCACGCACACAATCGCTTGAGACCCGCTTGAGACGGCTCTACGGATGCCTAAATCCTGTATCAGTCCCATTGTGCGCAAATCTGAACAGCGCTTCCAGTAGCCCCTGATTTCATGCCCCGCTAGTGCGGCTCTCATGCCTGCTTCCTCATCGGTAAGGCCAAGGGTGGCTGTGGCGTATTGCTCGAGAAGTAAAGCCCGATGGCTGCCTACCCTGATTGGTGAGACTTGCCTAGACGTTTCGGGGTCTGTTGCCCTGAATAGTGGTAGTTCCTGGTATGTCATGTTTCCTCTGACTTTCTGCTATTTGAGTAGCGGTGGTTACTTTACACAATTTAGAAAGTCGGTGGTGGATACCCAATGGAAACAAAGTACCCACCACCTAGCCCCAGCACCGCTCAAACAGTGTCTGGGAATCTTTTATGGCTTAGGCAATGCGCGCCATGCTTTTTCAAATTCTGCTGCGCTTTCCCATTCGTTAGAAATTTCAGCGTGTAGCCAAGCCCCACCTGGTGTGCCGGCATTGTCTAAAGAATTAAACAGCTTGATGCCTTTTACCCCTGGGCCACGAGAACAGCGATAGCCACGGCCCCAGGCGGTTTTGTCTGTTTCGGGTTGTGCAGGGTTGCGATACGAATAGTCATGCAGTTCACAAAGTAGAAGCGCCTCTGAGTTCTCTACTAGCCATGTCCATGCCTCTTTGGCTTTAGCTCTGCCTTCTCGAGTTGCTGGGAAGCCCATATCGACAGCGAAGCCCGAAGCGTGCACACTCAAGTTTTTAGAGCCTCTCATCGGGCGATTTACATACATACCAAGGTTGGTGAAGCCCCAGCGTTTATTGCATAGCTCGTAAAACTTCTTGGTGATTGGAGATGTGGCTTTACCGTCCCACGAAGGATAAAAAGGGTATTTGCGAGCGGTCATTCTTCAATTTCCTTAGGGGGATTTTTCAAACCATTTCCTGCTACGAGGCCCACCAAGGCCCCAGCCAATGTGGAAAGTACATAAGTCAAAATGCTAACCATTTCTTGGTCTAACTCACTTGCCTCGACTGGTTGCACCACAAATAGAACGCCGTAAATCATTGCAAGGACAGACACCACAAGAACGAACGAGAGAGTGACTGCCACGACAAATACAAGGCGTGCTTTGATTTCTTCGTTGCTTAAACGCTTTTCAAGTTTCATGGGCATTTGCTTTCTAGGAATCCAGTTGCTTTTGTGGTATCACAGTTGTGACGTTCACGGTCTGCGCATGCGGTGAGCGATGTCAAAATGACCAATAGAATTAGGCTATTCCGCATCTGGTTTTACCCAGCCAGCCTTAATAAGTTCGGCTTCTGTTGGTTGTTTTTCTTCGTTAAGCCAAACAAGAATGCCGTCTGCCTCGCTTGCTGCCCATCCTTCGGTAAAGCCGAGGCTGTGAAGTGCTGTGGTTATTGTCATGGTGTTCATGCGCTGACTTCCATTGCCACGATGTATGAGATACCAGTTCCGAAACCAATGTTGGCATGGATAAGAGCGCCGTCGTTGTTGTTGGCACTTGCAATTTGAGTCTTGTATGTTGTTGCTGTTGTGACTGCTGGGCTGTCTAAATAAAAGAAAGATTCAGAGCCGACATTCCAAATTGCGGTGCCTGTGTATTGCGCACCTTTTGAGATGACGCTCAAAACAGAAGCGCCTTTCAATAGTTGTGTTGTGACGCTTGAACTGGCATTTGTTGAGTTTTTTGCAAGACCGTTATGAGCACCAAAGACCAACACCTTACTGCTTGATGATTGTGGAGTGATAGTCACGGTCAAGCCGGTATCTGCAAACACGTTTGTGTTGTTTTGCACCTGTGCTGTTGCGGTGGCAGTTACAACCTGCAAAATGCGGAACGCGCCCCTCAGATTATTCATCTGGTCTGCGGTCAGAATCGCCCCAGCAACAAAGGCCGCTGGGAGTGTTGTTGGTGTTGCCATGTTTGTCTCCTTTAGAAACTTAAAAGGTTAGTAGTAGAAAGAGTACCGAAAATGGCATCATCAAGTGTGAAATACTGGTTGCCGTCTGTGGACTCGTAAACAAATGACACCACATGGCTACCAGGGGTAATGTTGTGGGCAATGCCCGACACAATCAAAGTCTGTGTCTCAGTCGATGGGGTTCCTACTACAAAGTTTTTAACTACGCTGCAGATACTGGTCATATCAAGACCTAAAACAATGTTTTGGTCAGTGGTCGATAGCGCTGACATTTCCGTAGATAGCCCTGTAAACCTCAGCACCGGGTTTTTGTACTTACCAAGCAGATAATTACCAAGGCCAGCTACCTCGGCCACAGTGCTGTTAAGCAAGTCCGTCAGTGAATACTGCTGAGCCTGATAAAGCGCAATGCTAGCCGAGTCGCTACTTTCTTGTTTTGCCCCTGCTGGCGATTGGGTCACTATGTAGTTGTAAAGCAGCTCGTCGCCAAACTGATTGACAAGACTTTGGTACCTGATACCTGTGCCGTCAGTATTAAAAGTAGCGCCAGCCACAGGGTTTAGAACACTAGACCTGTCCTTAAATGTCAGCGTGCCATTAGCAGACATAAACAAATAGCCCTGCTCGCTGGTGTTTACAAGCTGCAGATAGTTAAGGCAGTTTTCGTCTTGGCTAATAGCAAAAGCGCCAAGGGTAGAACTGCCAGTGTCAATGGCTCGAGCGCCTTGATAGTTAATCTCTGGCAGGTCTAGCACTGTGTTTATGCGCGTTCCGCTGGCTTGCGCTGATGGTGTGACTGCGTTTAAGGATTGGTTAGCGAGCACTGTAAAGCTGTCGGCGCATGACGCGTACATCATGTCTTGGTTGCTGATGTCGTAGTCAAGATTCCAGTCAGTAATAAGCCCTGTGTAAATTGGTATGCCGTTAGCAAGTATTTGAACGGGGCATCGTGGCAAGACAAACGGATAGTAAGGGCTTGAGGTATTGCTTGGGTTTAGTATTTGGCTTTCGTTGTAAAAAGCAATACTGGCTGTGCCGGCGTTGAATTGGTCTAACTGGCGTGAGCGCCCACGATTAATGTTCACGGATTGAACAAGGCTGGTCAAATCTACAAAGGTGACCCCACCTAAAGTGCCGCGGCCTGCAGTGTCTAAAACACCATAGAAGGCATCATTCAATTGAAAAGGTGTACCAAAGCCAGTAGTGCTTTGAAAGCCCACCAGCACTTGCATTGTGGGAACGCTCATGCTGGTGCAAAAACCGTTCCGCTGCGGCGCTGGGCCTTTTGAATAGCGGCAATTATTTCCATTCCAATTTGGTCGGGAGTGCTCACAAGTCCAGCGTTCACTGTGATGTTCATACCGCCACCCATCTGACCCATTTTTGACAAGGGGATTACTGCTTCGGGCCCGGACTCGCCTATAAGGGCCAGCGTTGGAGAATTTACAATCCCGCCCTCTGCCAGCATAGGAATGTTAGGAACATCAAAACCTTTACCACCGATACCAGGCACCCAGTCAGGAACACTAAAAGACAATTTGCCAAATGTGTTATTCCAGACACGCGCTATGCCGTTAAAGATTGTTTTAGCAACTGTGTACATGGTTCTAAATGCAGGAATAGTTACTTCGGTAATCCAAAATTCAATGCCACCAAAGACAGCATCGACAACAGTTTTGAACGGCTCAAATTTCTTGTAGGCCGTGACCAGTAGCGCGCCTAAACCAACTACAGCAATGGCAATAAGGCTGAATGGGTTTAACGCCATAGCAACGTTTACAGCAACAATGGCTGCAGCAATAGTGGCAATAGCAATGCCGATGCCTAAAAGAATTTCTGGGTGTTCCGCTGCCCAATCACCCATTTTGGTTAGGTACGGAAGTACAGCTTCAATGGCTGGCAACAATGCAGCGCCGATGCTTTCCTTAGTTTCAGCCAAGGCAACACCTAAACGCTGAAACTGTCCCTGTGCAGTACCGGCAGCAATGCTCGCCTGGTCTTGGAATGTGCCAGCAAGTGCGGCCATCATTTCATCGGCTGATGCACCGTCTTTTTCCATCTGCTTTAACTCAGGGGACAATTTACCCAGGGCAATTGTTGAGCCCGCTGCGGCCTTGGCCATGGCTTCAGTGACTGTACTTAAACTTTTCCCAGTGCCTTGAGCCACATCCATAGCAATAGACATGAGTTCTTGCGCTTTGGTGACGTCATGAGTCTGGGACATTAAACGACCAAGTGCTGGCCGTAACTCATCGTCAGTTATGCCAAGCGCTTTACCTTGGTGGCTAATCCAATCCTCTGTGGCTTTAATCTGCTCATCAGTAGCGCCAGTTGTGTTACGCATTGTCAGGGCAAGTTTTGCCTGTGCAGCATCATCAGCAATGGCATCCTGAGTAGCGCTAAACAGTGCAGCACCTAAACCAGCAATAGCAGCAGCTGCAGGTACGGCTGCTTTCTTGATAGCAAACTGGGCTTTAGCGCCAGCACCCTCGAGACTGGCGAATTCCTTTTTGGCCTTGTCAATTCCTTTGGAATCAAACTCCGAGATGATGGGGATAAATACAGCCATTACTTAACCAAGTTTCTGTTTACAGACTTCATGACTTCTTCAATAGCGGCAAGAATGTCCTGTGTTGCTTGGCCGTAAATGTAGGAACGTGCCCGCCACATACCGCGCTGAGCTTTGCCGAATCGGCTGTCTAAGTCCTGCACAAATTGTGACCCGCTGTTACGCAAGCCAGCCAAATCAAAGAAAGCACCGCCGGCGTTTTTCTGTATCAAAGTCACCAAGGGAATATTGCCATTCTTGGCGCGTCCACCAATTTGGATAGTGACGCCTTTGCGCACTTTCTTGGCGTCATAACCTAAACGGGTGCCACCCTTTTTAGATGAAGCCATGCCAGACAATGGCGGCTTGTCGTCTGGGTATTTAGAGGCAACCTCTGTAACCATCTGGCCACCTGCAGCTTTAATCTTGTTAGTGGCTTTGAATTTGGTTTTGCTGTCAAGCTTGCCTAGTTCGGCGAGGGCTGCCTTGAGTCCGTAAATCTCTGTGCTAACTGTGGCGCTCATTTTTGTTTTTTCCTCGACTCGTTGATGATACTAATGCAAGTAGCCAAGTCGGGAATGTCAAATGCTATGTCAGGCGGCCAAAATCCTGTTTCTACCAGCAGGGATGCTAGAGAATATCGGAAGGTGCCGCCTCGGTAGGGTTTGGGCTTTCACTGTCCACAACCTCTAACGAGACTAACTGTTTAATGAAATCGTCAAGCATTAACGGCAAAGGCGAGATGCCTGAAACCTTGGCGGCTTCGTGAGCCATAAAGGCTAAGTCCTCAATGCCGATACCGCTGCTAGATATTTCACTGGCTTTGCGTTTGTATTTGCGTTCCCAATTCACGATGACCATGAGGTTGGTTTTGACTATGACTGGGCCGTTGCCTAGGTCTATTTGCAGTGTTAGTTGCATTGTCGGCTGCTTTCTGTTTTAGGTTTTACGCTGGTGGGGTGATGTCTCGAGCGAATGTGCCACCAGTGAAGGTGACTTCAATCATTGACAGTTCACCGTATGAGCCGTTGATTGGCTGAAACGATGCGAGGAATGCGTTAGTGACTGTGTACTCAGGGTTGGTTGCTGATTCGGAAGCGCCTGCAGGCGAGATGGTGATGACAGAAGTGCCGGTACCGAGTGCAGCTGTAAGTGCTGCTTCAACAGATGTTGAACCGTAAGAGGCGTAGCACGTCAATGTAACCTCGACCTGTTGAAGGCCCTTTACATAGTAATGGGCAACATCTCCAAAGCTAGTGCTCTCAAGAGCGTCAAAACCCACCGTGATTGCCGCTGCCGAAGTGACCGTTGTGGCATCAAACAAGGTGCCACCAGTAAGGGGCAAAATTGTCACAGTTGGGTTAGTTAAATAAGTGGTGGTGCTGGTGGCCATAATTACTCCTGGTCATTTAGGTGTGTCGGGCCACCGCTGTTGTTTAGATTATTACAGATTTTAGTCTGTCTCGTGTGCATTATAGGTTTTGCGCTTGCATACGAATGGTTAAATCGTATGCAGGGAATTCTTGCCCACCGATAGAAGCCAATGCAGGGTTGCCAGAAACGACGGCCACGTTCTTTCCTAGAAGCCCAGCAGAGATGGCTAGCAAGGGTCTCAGCGTGTCCAAGTTGCCTGGGCCTATACCGATGACCCGCACAGGAAAAATCATTGTGACGATGTGGTCATTCATGGCTGTGAATGATGGGGCGTCTATGAAGCAGCAATTACTGTTCAAGTTTCTTGGGTCAGTGACAACCCGCAAGCCCGTGATGGTTGCCAATGTCGTGGCTAAATCATCTATGGCTTCATTAAATAGGTCTGTGTATGCCATTAGGCCACCGCTGGGCGGTCAATCCCTAGCAGCTGCTTAACCATCGGGGTGAAGGCGTTAGTGGTGATGGCTTGACCCATTGAGTCAAAACTTGCAAATTGGTCAATGCTTCCGCGCTGGCGGTAATACGCACCCGCAAGCATGATGGTGCCCAAGGTGCAATCACCCGATGGGCTGGTCGCTAGCGCGTCAAAGT